CAATGTCCTCAGGGTTCACCGAAACATTCCAGTTCGGGTTCGCCTTTGCCCAGCTCGAGGGCTCAGTCCAGTCGTCGTCCTCATCGATCGTGTAGATGATCCCGAAGTAACTCTCATCCTGGACGACGCCCTCCAGGATCTTGGTCACATAGGCGCGTTGCTCATAACAGATGCCGGCGCGATTGAAGCCTGCCGTTGTAATGAGCCAGAGCAGCGGCTGCTTCCGCGCGCCGGTACCGGTTTCGATAACGTCGAAGATCTCCCGCGTCTTGTGAGCATGGAGCTCATCGATCAGGCCGCCGTGAACGTTCAAGCCGTCATGGTTGCCGCCCTGGTCCCGACTCAGTGACCGGAACACGCTGTTGGTGTGTTCAACGAAAACCGTGTGCGAGCTGGTCGCCACACCGAACCGAGCCTGCAGTCCCGGCGTCCGATCGACCATCTGCTTGGCGTCTTTCCAGGTGATCTGTGCCTGGTCCCTTGTGGTCGCAGCGCTGTACACTTCGGCGCCCGGCTCGCCGTCTGCGGTCAGCAGGTACAAGCCAACGCCTGAAGTCTCAGAGGACTTGCCCTGCTTTCGAGGCATCTCGTTGTAGGCCGTCTTGAATCGCCGGTACCCGTCCTCGTTAATCCAGCCAAACACGGTGGTCAGGCGGAAGATCTGCCAGGGCTGAAGCTCCAGCCGTTTACGCTCCCGGGCCCACTCCCCTTTCACATGTGGCAGCAGCTCGATGAACTGGCAAACCCGGTTCGCCAGCGCCGGCTCCCACCAGTAAGGAAAATCCGCCGTCCCTTCCCTGTCCAGGTCTCGCAGCTGGCGATGACACGCAAGCTGCACCCACTTACAGGCCGGGAGCTCGCCACCCACCACCGCGTTGGCGTACTCCAGAGCAATGGCGACGTAATCCCGCGCCATCAGATATCCTCAAAACCGCCGAGATCCAGCTGCCCCTGTGGCGGCGCCTTGACCTTGCCAGCACCCGCCGGCGTGAGCCCGAACTCGTTCGCGCTCTTCATCACCTGATCCCACAGCTTGTTCCGGATCTGGAAGTACACCGACTGCACCGCATAGTTCTGCGGCGTGTAGTCGATCATGTCCTCCAGGCGCTTCAGCTTCTTGGTGATCTCTTCGAACTTGCCGTAAGAATCGCAGTGAGCGGCGAACGCCGCCTGGTCCAGCAGGGAGATCAGGCCAGCCTTCTCCAGCTGTGGCCCTACCTGGTTCCAGTACTTCTTCGCAGAACGCGGCAACCAAGTCGGGCAATCCGGCAGACCGATCGGCCGTTGCTCGTTCGATCCGTGATTGTCCCTGTCTTTTCTGAAGTTCCCTTCCAGGACTTTGAGCTGTGCTGGCTTTGGTCTACGTCCTGCAGTCATAAAAAAAGGGGCACCCTTTCGGATACCCCCCCTACCTCAATTTTGCCATCGAAAAAAATCACGGACGGTGAGCGGTCGACGGTACTCACGCCTGAAAGTTTTGACCCCGCCCCCGGGCCCGCCGGGACTCTTCCTCGGTTTTCAGTTTGTGACAACGCTTGCAAATCGCCTGAAGGTTTTCATCAGCATCGGTACCGCCCTCAGCCTTCGGTACGATGTGGTCAACTGCCACGGCAGGCATCACCTTACCCTCTGCCTTGCACGGCTGGCACAGGGCCTTATCCCTGCGCATGATGCGAACACGAATGCGCTTCCACCTGCCACCATAACCACGCTGGGAACTGCTGCCACGATCCTGATTCAGCCAGCCACTGGCCTTGGCCTGGTGCTCCTCACAGTAACCATTCCGGTTGGTAGTCACGGCGGAACAGGTACCGGTACGGCATGGCCTTGGTATAGCTTGTGGCACTGAACTACTCCTCGAGTGCATCCACCAGGCCGTTATGCCTGGTAGCGCAACTGTGATAGATGGATGCAACCTCCTTGATCACCAGCACCAACTCCTGCCCCTTACCGTTCCTCAGCTGGGCTGGTACCGCCGGGCACTTCAACAGAAGGTTCTGCTGGTCCGGAGACAGACTCACCCCGGAGGGCTGCGTTGAGCAGGCGGACAACATCAGGCTCAGCACACACACGCTGATAGATAGGCTTCTGGATCTCACGAATGATTCCCCGATCGATAATTCGCTCATTGGCCCGAAGCTCACCCAGCCGAGTCTCTACGGTCTGGGCTATGCCAGAGATATCACCCCGGATCTGCTCAGCCAGCTCCTGCCTGTCCTCGACTATGGCCAGACGCTTGGCATCCTCGAACCAACCACGGGCAGTCCAGCCACCAAGGCCAACACCAGCCAGCACAACAGCAATGACCAGCAGCTTCACCTTGAACGTCATGACTTGCCCTTCAGGTATTCAACGGCATTGCCGCCGTAGTAGTACAAGAGATTGGCACTGAACACGTAACACAGTGTCTGGGCCAGCGGCACCATGGGCGCCTGAATAGATCCCAGCAGCATGGAACCCGCAACCAGGTATAGGCCCATGATGCTCATGTAAGCCATCAGCCTGCGATGGAACCACCACTGGTTCGGGTTCGGGTGCTGGTTATCGGCCATACTCATTCTCAATCAGCCGATCCAGCTTGGCATTCATAGCCCTGAGATCCGCCTTGAGCTCATCAAAGTTCTTCTCGGCACGTTCCTGGTCGTTCAGTCTGGCCTGCTGCAGCATGTGCACAGAGGTCTCAACCAGGGAAATGCGCTCATCCTGCTTGGACTGATCCCGGGAAATGGAAACAGCCAGCACGATGACTGTAATGATCACGGCGATGGGAATACCCTTATCGACGTGCCAGCCTCTGCGATCGCTCATCTCCTCACTCATTGCGGGGCCTCACCCCACCTCATCAGTTCAGAAAGCTCCACCGCGCGACTACCTACCTGCCGGGCCCATTTGCTGTCCATCATCTCGGCAGCTGCCCTGTCCCAATCCTTCTCAGCCAGGGCACCCAACATGCGCCGGAACTCCAACAACGTCGGCACGCCCATGTTGAACGCCATGTTGGCCAGAACCACCTGTCGGATCGGATCCAGGCTCAGGTACAGGGGCATGCGCTCCAGCTCCTGCTCCACCTGGTCGATGTCGTTATCCAGCATAAAGCCGGCTTCGTCCTCACTGATCCCGCGATCTTCCAGGTTGCGGCCATAGCCAACGGTGAGTTTCCCAACCGTGTCACGGTATGGCTTCAGCCTGAGGCCCTCATGACGCTCAAGCTGCTTCAGGAGAAGTTGTCTGTTCATGAGTCCAACCATAAAAAAACCCGGCACCAGGCCGGGTTGAAGGAGTATCAAGAGTGTTTGCTGCGAGTCCTCAGATGCACTTCCTGCACCTTACGGAAAAGAGAGTAGTTTTCTGCATGCAGGATGTCAACATTGTTTATTTGAAATCATCTTATCGTCCGTAAGAGCGCAGTCAATCCACGCCTCAGCACCACCCAACAGATAACGCACCCGTTCCCGACTACCCACTCCAGACTCCCTGGCAACACGCGCCATGCTGAACCCATAGGAATAAACCATCACCAGAATATCGGCCATGTCCTTGTCACGCCGTCTCAGGCGGGCAATGGCACGATCCACTGCCAGGGCCTCCTCATCGGTACACACCGGCATGGCCACAGAGCCAGCCGGTACCAGGCTCTCCCGGTTGTAGCCCATCCGCAAACCACTGTCGCTGGTACGCACCCAGCGGGCCCACTCGGTCAGCCGTTGCTGGGTATCACTCAGCATTGCCACCTCCAAGGATCGACCACACCCGTGCCATGCCCTTGCGGGCGGCCTTGCGCCTGGACTGCTTCACACTGTCGCCTTCTGGCAACGCTGGTTGGAAGGTCTGGTGAGCAGCGCTCTTACGGTCCCGAGCCAGCCCCAGAATCCGGCCCACATCCGGCCAGTAAAAATCCCCGTCACCCTCGATCAATTTCGCTTTGGCCCGCTGCAGAGCCGTTTCAAGCTGCTCCCAGCTCAGTGCATCCACTTCGCCAGCCCACTCCCTTCGGGCCAGCCTGATGGTTTTCTCATCCGGCCACTGCACGGTGAAGCGGTGCCCGTAGATCAGCTGCAACCGGTTGAAGAATAAAACCGTCTTGCGCTTTTGCTCCTCGCTGAACCGATCACCAGTGCTCGAGTGCGTAGTCTGGATCGGAGAGTTGTCGCTGGACTGCAGATCGTTCGTCACGCCTTGAACGATGCTGTGGATCTGGCGCACCTGTGTCATTGGCACCTCGCTGCTGGTTGTTTTGAAGATCCTGGTTGAGCCTGTCCCGCTCACGGGCATAGCTCTCTGAGAAGGGCTTGTAGTACTCCGGGCCATCTGGAATGCGGCCAAGGTTGGCCTCTGCAACGGCCATGATCTGGCGCATGTCACCAATGGTGAGCCCCAGCCGTGTCCAGTGCTGGTAGAGCGCAATCAGCTTCGGGCGAGCTACCCGGTGGTAGGCCCACTGCCTCTCACGGCCAAGAAAGGAACCCCATTCGTCTGCCTGTTGGGGCTGGAAGCTGTCAGGCCACGCCTCATCATCGCGCGCACCCGCGTTAGTAGAGTTAAGTACAGTAGAGTTATACAGATGTGTGTTGTTCCTTGTGTCGTTCCCTGTGTTGCTCCCTGTGTTGTTCCTCTCCTGCTCTGCTGGCATTATTCCCTGTTTTTTCGGGAGGTTAACCACTTTCCCGCTATGCGGTTCCTTGTGTTGCTCCCTGTGTTGTTCCTTGTGTTGTTCCTTTTCTGGACGGACTGATCCCACGTCCGCCAAAGGCAGTTTAAAAACAAGGCCCCGGCTTCGACTGGACTCATGGTTCACCACCAGGCCGGCCCGCTCCAGCTCCGCCACACGAGCACGTACACGGCCAAGGGATGGCGTCTCTGCCCGCTTGCGCTTGCTCCCCCAGTCCGGGTCCACGGCGATCAGCTCCGCCAGGGCACGATAGGACAGCTTGCGAGCACGGCCACCGGCCACGCCCGTTTTGTAGTCCATGTATCGGCGAAAGCCCCGCAGATAGATCACCTGAGCCTCAGGCGTGAGCCCCTGCAGGGCTTCGTCTTCAGCATCATTCCACTGTGAACGCATGCTAAACGCCCTTTTGATCAATGCGCTCAAACTCGATCACCCAGACCCAGGGATTGACCTGCCATGAGTCTGGCCCGTTGATCGACTCCCAGAGCCTCATGAACTGGTCTCGGGCGAATTGCTTTGTGACCACGCCATAAGCTCTCGGCGAACCGATCGGGCCGGTTACACCCTCGGCAGCGCTGTCCTCTCCGCTGATATCCTGCAACCGCTCAATTCGAACGCTAGTGATCTCCAGCGTTATCCGGCTGGCCCAGCGAGGCATATGAATGGAAGGCTTCCAACCGCTGCCCTCAATCGGGTGTGTAGCTCTGTAGTGCAAAACATGCTTGTCCTCGTCGCCCAAGACTGCAAAGGTCTCGCGCACCCAAAGCCGGTCCCCTGGCTGCCCATAGCGGCAAATCAGTGGATTGCCCACACCGTTCACATATCTCTGAGGCGCAAAAGGTGTCCACATCGCGCCTCCCTCCGGTTGCGGCTTTATGATTCGCCGAGTCTGAGTCTTCCGCCCCTCAAGGATCGCCCTGATCATTTCGTCGTTGAAAATAATCGGCTTCTCGCTGCTCATTCCGCTACCTCGATCTTTTCCAGATTGCTGATGGCCGCCTCAAACGGGTCGGTTTCTTCCCACGGGAACTCATCAACGATTGGTATGCGATGGCTCCGAAACCATTCACCAACGGTCATTTTCCGAGTGCCAGCCTTGGATGTGCTGGTACAGCCTTCGAACGGCACCTCCTTGGATCTCAGCTCTGTGATCAGATCGGCAGCGCCGGTCTGCCCCAAGGCAGCCCATGACTTGCCTGCAATATCCGCAATGAGCGCCCACTGACTCATGGCCAGCAAAGCAGAAGAGGCACGCTCATAGTTGTGGCAAAGCTTACGACCGGTACCGATATGCGTTACCTGGAAAACTCCGAACGGCAGCATGGTTACCGCCAGGCCCGAACAAGCTTTGTGTGTCAGGCCAGGAACAATTCGAATATCTCCGCCGGGTGTCGTGAGCTGAACAGTGATTTCGCTCAGACCATATTGATAATCAGGTTTACTCTGTTGTTCGCCCATTCCTTACCCCATCCAGCCGGTCAGTTACGCAACAGACTGTTGCTCGGTAGCCTCTGGAGACTCGCCGTAAATATCCGGACGCATGGAGTAACGATCAATGTCACCGCCCTTTTCCTTAATCGCCGCCTCAATTTTCAGAACATGGTGCGCAGGTATTCGACTCCACCGACAAGGCGTGCTTCTGTCGCAGCCCAGCAATTTCACCAACTTTGGCCGTCCGCCGAGCTGAGCGGCGACCTCATTAACAATTGGAACCGCCATAAAAAAACCTCCAAGTATCGTTTGGTTGATTTGAAATCAACGCGTTGATAGTAGATCAACATTAAGCGCTCACGCAATGAGAGGTCAAGCATTACAATGCACAACATGTCACTAGACCCTCCAAACAACGCCCGCGCCGCCAGGCTCCGAGAAGCGATTGAAGAAGGCCCTCTAAAGGCCTACGAAATCGCTGATAGACTCCATTCTTCCAGGACCTCAGTACTCAACTGGAAAAAGCGAGGCGCCATTAATGTCGATAACCTCAGAGGGGTTTCAGAGCTAACTGGCTACAGATTCTGGTGGCTCGCATTTGGCGAGGGACCAAAAACGATCGGTGATACTGAGGCCGACGAAGTTCAGATAGCTGACACTGACAACATTGCTACCGTATCTCCCGAACATACCCGCTTAGTAAAGGTTCTTACCCAGGCGACACAATCCGGTCGGCTAAACGAGCAGATGGCGGCATCTCTTGCAGATTTCATCTCTGGAATGATGAATAGCCGCTCACAAGGGAAAGAAGACTAAGAACCGAAAAGAATCCTGCAGACACCGAAAGGCCCCTGTGCAATCGCATAGGGGCTTTTTTTTGCGCGCCCACCAAAAATGACTCGTTTTGATTATTTTTTGAATCAACTTTGTTGACTGACTATCAACACGATACTAGGATAACAACAAAATTGATCCGGAATAATCAAAAATGGTCACTTTTAAAGGCACAGAATTCGAAATCCAAGACCCTCAGGGCACCCTCACACCGCGTCAGCGGGAAGTGCTGGTCTGGGTAGCAGAAGGCAAGAAAAACGAATCCATCGGCATGATCCTCGGCATCACGCTGGGCACGGTGAAGTTCCACATGATCAGCCTTCTGCGCCACTTCGAAGCACCCAACCGGCAGCTGCTGATCAGCCGCGCCTGGAAGGCAGGCCTGATCAAAGCCAGGCAGCTGGCGATCGGCGCTCTGATCCTCGGCAACGCGTTGCCAGGTGTCAGCGATCAGCCTGCCACGGTTCGCACCCCGCGCGTTGCCCGGGTGCGAGTCACCAACCGTCGGGATGCCGACGACCACCCCATCGTTATGCCAACCAACCTTGATGATCTCCTCGCCGGAGACAGGGAGGCCGCATGATCCCCGAGTACATCACCCTCGCCGAAGCCGCGAAAACGCTGAACCTTGGCCCACGCAAGATGATCCGCACGCTGAAAAGCCGCGGCATTCTGGATCACCAGCGCCTGCCCAACTGGCGCTACACCCAGCGCGGCCTGTTCAAGGTTGAAACCAAGGCGTTCAACCACCCTGTTCGCGGCTTGCAGCACAGCGCCAAAACACTGGTGAGCCCTGCCGGCCTGGAATTCCTGCGCAAAGAGTTCGCAGAGCAGATCGACATTCAGGAGGCCTCGTGAAGCAGATTTCCACGTTTTTCGCACTGATGGCTGAGTTCGGTACCGCCGAGATTCCGCTTGAGGATGTGTGCGAGAAGTTTTTCGGGCTGAAGCCTGACATGGCCAAAAAGCGAGCCGCTCGCCAGCAGCTGCCGGTTACGGCTTACCGGGGCGGTACCCAGAAAAGCCCGTGGCTGGTGAGCGCTCAGGATCTGGCCAACTACATCGACGAACAACGCACCAAAGCCCGCCGGGAGTGGGACCAGGTCAACGCGGCCTGACACAAGGAGTCACGATGAAAACCATTGAGGAAATCGAGCTGCTGAGCTGGAAAGCCATCTGGCTGGCTGTGCAGAACGGCAAACACCGCCAGGTACAGAGAGCCATCGACGAACACGTCGAACGCTTCCCGACCTCAGAGCAGGATCTGGTGCGGCTGCGCACCATTCACATTGTGCGAGACACCCAGCGCCAGCCCCATGAGGTTCAGAGCCGGATCCAGCGAGTGTCACGCACCATCCGAACGCTTCAGAACGGCAACTTCAACGCCAGCCGCCAGGAGGAATCCCATGCATCTTGATCTGCCGGAGAACACCCGCGTTATCGATCTTATCCGCTTCGCCAATGCCCAGGGCAAACGCCTGGTGTGGAAGCAGGAGGGATTCCGGTACCGAGCTCACCTGGAGGAAGCCGCCAATGACCAGCCACCTGTTGTTACTCGTCTCCGCCCTCGCCTGCGTGTGGTGGATAGCCAGAAAAAGTGAGGACCACATCATGATCACGCTGAAAGCCAGCGCCAACGACATCGAGCTCGCACTGCATGAGCTCCACGAACTTGCCAGCTCCGGTACCGGAAGCGACGCCCGCCACGCCGGCAACTTTCTGCTGGCCCTGTGGGATGGCGAACTCAACCCGCTCAACGTGAGCGAGTTTCAGTACCTGGACCCTAACCACATGCGCCAGGCATTGCAGCTGTTCACGTTCCTGATGACCACCGGCACCGGCCTGAAGAAGTTCATGAGCAGCGAGGCGATCGACCAGGTGGCGGACAACCTCAGCAGGCTGAATTGCCAGAGCTACACCGGCTGGGATTACGGCAACGGCTCATCTGAAACCATCGTCAGACCCGCAGCGCAAACGCTGCCCTGAACTCACCAATAACAGACGCAACAGGAGTATCACCATGAGTGCACCCGCACCCACGCACAGAGACACCGACGTTACCCAATTTTTTGAGGATCTGGACGGCGGCGTATTCATCCAGAAACTGGCCCGCGCCCTCAGCGAGGTAGCCGGCGGCGTTGTCGACAACAACGACAAAGGCAGCATCGATATCAAGCTGAACCTGAAGCGGATCGGCCAGAGCTACCAGGTAAATATCGGCCACACCCTGAAGTACACCGTGCCCACCCTGCGCGGAAAGATCTCCGAGGAAGACACCACCGAAACCCCGATGCACGTGAACATCGGCGGCCGGCTGAGCATCTTTCCGGAGAACCAGAACCAGCTGTTCACCCGCAGAGGTGAGCCTGAAACCAGCCCAAAAAGCGAGGATTGATTACATGGACAAGCAAGCACTGGAATATGCAATCGGCCACCTGACGGCAGGCACCGCCGCCGACAAGGTTCTGGAACACACTGCCGACACAGCGATCGCCCTACCGGAGAGCGTGAAGGTTAAAGACCTTGAGCCTTACCTGCCCCTTCGCCGCCGGTATCGTGGCGCAATGCAAACCACCCAACTTGAAGAGTTCGCGGAGTACTCCAACCAGGCGGCGGGCGAAATTCACGACACCACGATAGCTGTCTGCTTTGTTGACCCCGACAACATGTCAGCCAAGGCGTTCTTTAATCTGGGAACGATCGACGCACCTGGCCATGGCGACCATACGGCAACCCTGAGCCTGCCAAAAACAGCCGCTTTCGAGGAGCTGCTCGGCAAGAACGGCCGCGCGCTGGGCCAGAAGGAACTCGCTGAATGGCTGGAAGACTGGGCACCCCAGCTCAAAGTCACCGCCGAGGACGGCGAACCGCTGAATCTGCCCGGCGCTGTTGCCGCCGTGCGTCGAATCACCATTGGCGCCAAGTCCGAAAGCACCAGCGAGGAACGCACCTTCGGCGGCCGCCGTAGCGCCATGAGCGAAGTGGAAGCCCAGAACAAGGACACCCTGCCCGCGTTCATCGAATTCACCTGTGAGCCATACCACGGCCTGGACGAGCGCACCTTCCGCCTGCGAGTGAGCCTGATCACCGGTGAAACACCGAAGCTGATCATGCGCATTGTCCGCCTGGAGCACCACCAGGAGGAAATGGCCAAGGAATTCCGGGAGCACCTGATCCACGCGCTGGACGGCAACCTGGTGCAGACCTTCGTCGGCAACTTCCAACCCTGAGCGATCGCCCCTGCGGGGGCGCATCCGGGAGCGCTTTCCCTGAGAGCCCTGCCGGATGAACAGCCACCAAACATTACAGGTGAATCTATGAGAGAACATGCGCTGACAACGGAACTGATGACTTCAATCCTTCGGGATCTCGCCCTCAAGATCTGCGAGCTGTCGCTTGAAATCACGACGCGCGATCTCTGCCAGGCGTTCACAGATATCCAGGGCCACACAAACTGTTTCGACGCAGTTGTCAGGCCAATAGATGCAGAAATTCCCGAGGACGATACCCCTCGCCCCGAACTGGCAGCACTAAGGCTGCAGTTCTATCACTACGATTTTTTCGACTTCGCTCAAAAAGAGGAGTTCTTCCGAGAGCAAGAGGCCAGGGCCCACCAGTACATTGAGTACCTGAACCTGCTACTGGCGAAGGGTAAGCCTGTCACTGTCTCGGATCTGCAGGCCGCCGCATGAGCTGTCATCAGACCATCCAGATGCCGCTGGATCTGGGCAGGGAGATTGTGGTGGACCTGTTCGCCGGCGGCGGTGGCGCCTCCTGCGGCATTGAGCAGGGTATCGGCAGGCCTGTGGATGTTGCGGTCAACCACGACCCTCTCGCGGTGGCCATGCATGAGATCAACCATCCCAACACCCGCCACTTTTGCGAGAGTGTGTTCAAGGTCAGCCCTATAGATGCCACCGGCAATCTGCCTGTCGGGCTTCTATGGCTGTCACCAGACTGCACTCACCACAGCAAGGCAAAAGGCGGTAAGCCGGTATCAAACAAGCGCCGGGGGCTTGCATGGGTTGGCGTGAAGTGGGCCCGCCGGTGCAGGCCGCGAGTGATCATGGCGGAGAACGTCGAGGAGTTCGCAGACTGGGGACCACTCACTGAGCAAGGGCGACCCTGCCAGGTTCGCAAGGGACAGACCTTCCGCCAGTGGGTCCAGCAGCTGGAGCGCCTTGGCTATGAGGTTCAGCATCGTGTATTGCGAGCCTGCGACCACGGCGCCCCAACGATCCGAAAGCGCCTCTTTGTGATCGCCCGCCGCGATGGCCGGCCCATTGTATGGCCAAAGCCAACGCACGGCGAACCAGGCACGCTCCCCGTATCCAGAGGACGGCTTGAGCCTTTCCGATCTGCAGCCGAGTGCATCGACTGGACGATCCCTGTTCCTTCGATATTCGACAGGAAGCGACCACTGGCGGACAACACCAAACGCCGGATCGCCAAGGGCGTCAAACAGTTCGTTATTGAGGCAGACGATCCTTTCATCCTCGATACCGATGACGCACGCAAACTTTGCCCGATGATGATTGCCATCGATCACGGCAGCGCGCGGAGCGGCTGCAGCTGGAGCGCAGAACAGCCGCTGACAACGATCACCACCGAGAACCGGCACGCCCTGGTTGTTGCCTTCCTCGCCAAACATTACACCGGCGTGACTGGCTCTGACCTTCGGGCCCCGATCGGCACCATCACAACCAAGGATCACCACAGCCTCGTTGCTGCTTTCCTCGCTCCCTACTACGGCAGCGGATCTGGCGAAACGGGACGTGATCTGCGCAAACCAGCGCCAACGATTACCACCAAGGACAGGCTGCAGCTGATCACCGTGACGATCCGGGGAACGGATTACGTCATCACCGATATCGGAATGCGCATGCTGCAGCCCCACGAGCTCTTCAAGGCTAACGGCTTTCCCGATGACTACAAGATCGACTTCGAGTTCCAGGGGCGCCCGGTGGCCAAGTATCAGCAAACGCACCTGTGCGGGAACAGCGTGCCACCACCATGGCCGCGCGCACTGGTGGCAGCGAACTTTGCTCATGAACAGAAACTGGAGGCTACGGCATGATCACCGCAAGGTTAAACAGGCTGCGGGCGGCATACCGCCAGGCAAAGAAACTGGTAGGCGATGCCAACCGTGGCCAGGCCATAACAGGAGTGGCACTGCGCTGGTGCCATCGGATCCGGCAAGCGATCAAGGCAGAGATACTGGTGGTTGAGGCTGTGATCCGGCCCTACCGGCTTTTACAAAATCAGCCACAGATTATTCCCGGAAATATTCCCAGCAATCTAGGCCTGGCAACTGAGCCATGAAACAGAACGCGCTATTCCCCGAGGATATTGTGATGACCACCGACATGTTCGTCTTGCTCCAGCTTTTCACGAACTATCGGGATATCGATATCGCTCAAGATTTTCATGGGCTGAGCCACGTTTATCACAGCGTTTACACCCATCCGGACAAACTTCCGAAAACCAGCTGGAGCACCAAAAGGGTAATGCGCGCTATCGAGAAATGTGAAGAGGCCGACCTTATTGCCTACGGCGAGACCATCACCGGCCACAAGTGGACGATAACTGAGAAAGGGATTGCAGCCAGGCGTGCTGCCTTCCAGGTGAAACAAAAAGGAGAAACTGCATCGTGAACGAGCCTGAAAGCTATAACTGCCCTGAATGTGGCGCACCAATGCAGCCGACCAACCCAGCGGATCCGAACTGCGAGATCTGGTTTTGCGGTGAGTGCGGTTTCAATGATCTGCAAGATGCCTATCAGCAGCTGGAGGAACCCCAATGAAAGCAACACAGATCCGAAGAACACTGCAGGCCATGGACATGCTGGAGCCAGCATTGGAACTCAAGCAGATGGATCTTGAAGAACAGGGCGAGGTTCTGGAACTCCTCGAGGAGCGGGGCAAGTCCATCGACACCATTAGCCTGCGGGAGCTTTCCCTGGTCATTCAGTATCACCAGAAGCAGAAACGGATATGACCGACGAAAAACCCAAAGGCGGATATCTGGCCAGAAAGGCTGCAATGCTCTGCCAGGACGATCAGTTCAGGCTCTATCTGGATAGGCGAAGGGCAGCAAAGTTTGATCTGGAAGTCCCTGACGGCACCCATACAGAGGATGACGCCCGGGACTTCATTCTTATGGCCTGTGGCATCGACTCCAGGGCAGAACTAGACCATGACCAACAGGCGGCAACGATCTACCGCCAGATCATGCATCATTTTCGGCGCTGGATTGACAGGCAGAACCGGCGAGGTCTCGGATCTCCATGAAGAGCCCCTCGCACACCTCTGCTACTCGATTTGACGGGACACCTGTGGCCAAAACCCGCTGCAACATCCCACCACTGGCCGCGATATCAGCAATAACAACCAGGGTATCTTCACAGGCGGGAACATCGTTGAGCTTTTCATCCGTTTTCATCTCGTTACTCCATTGAGAATTGATAGAAATGTGGCCACGCTTCCGACGCTATAACGAGTCGTCAAAGATGCAAGTGCAAAAACAGGCTTTGGTTACAATTCTTTACATTTTCCAAACCGGCATAAGCGGCCTAAAATTCGGACCAACATTGAATTTTGGCCAAACGAATACCAAAATTACTGTATATCCATACAGCAAGGATTTCTACCATGGCGACGCAAACAGGAATTGAGTGGACAGAACAAACATGGAACCCGGTAACGGGCTGCACCAAGGTTTCGCCTGGCTGCAAACACTGCTATGCCGAGACCATGGCAAAAAGGCTTCAGGCCATGGGCGCCAACGGCTACGAAAACGGCTTTGCAGTGTCTCTTCACCCGGAGCGATTGGGGCAACCACTCCAAAGAACAAAGCCAACAACCTACTTCGTTAACTCGATGAGCGACCTCTTCCACGAGGATGTTCCTTTTTCATACATCGACGCGGTGATGAACGTGATCGATCGATGCCCGCAGCACGTGTTCCAGATTCTCACAAAACGGGCTGAGCGCATGGTCGAGTATTCCAGGGGAAAGAAGATTCCCGCGAATGCCTGGATGGGAGTATCCGTAGAGGATAGAAAATACGGCCTTCCAAGAATTGACCTACTTAGAGAAGTGCCTGCAGAAACTCGCTTTCTATCCGTTGAGCCGCTGCTTGAGGAGCTGGGCCAGATCGACCTTAGCGGTATTCACTGGGTGATCGTTGGCGGGGAATCTGGAGCGAAGGCCAGGCCGATGAAGGCCGAATGGGCTCTGAATGTAAAAGACCAGTGCTTGGCAGCCGGAGTGCCATTCTTCTTTAAACAGTGGGGAAATTGGGGAGCCGACGGCGTTAGACGCTCCAAGAAGAAGAACGGCCGGGAACTGTCCGGCCGCAATTGGGACATGATTCCTACTGTGCAGTTACGATAAATCGTCTGGGATCTTTGCAGCAGGCTTCACTTAGACGAACTCCGCCGCCATCGATCTCAAGCACCCCCTCCTTGCGAAGCTGGTCAACAACTGGCTTCGCATGTTTTACCGGGAGAAATCCAGCGTAGATCGAAAACTCATGAACGGCCTTATCGCTACCCAGGCGACCAGATAAAATGGCCTCTTTGAGTTCTTCCTGGAATACCTCCACCTTTTTCGGCCGTCTATCATCGCCAAGCATATCCATCTGATGGGTGTCATCAATCAACCGATCATCATCGATATCGAAGTCAGCCTCGCCCCGATCGCTGTCGATCTTCCACGCGACATTCAGAAATTTACGCATCCCAGCGATATGACTGGTACCGAAGATAATGCCATGCACATTGGGGCCTTTCTTCAAAGAAAATGGAGCCAAGTGATACTGATACCCTGCTGGCACCAGGGACTGATAGTAGTCTTTAACTTTTCGATGAATGTGTTCAGCTTTCGCGTCTTTCAGATGCTCACCGATGCCCTCGTGATATTTCTTAATGTTGTCATGGTCCGCGAAACGATTAAGAGTCCAGGAGGTTATGAAGAAGATCAGATCGGTAGCCTTGAGAGCAACCAGCTTCTGGAAGATATCTTGAGTGATGTACTTAACACCGAACTGATCAGCGAATATCAGAGCAGGAATCTTTCCGAGCCTGCCCCGATTGGCATTCAGAGCATCCCGGAAATCCATTTGATGTATCTCAATCGACGTATTGGCTGGCCACTCCGCCTTGTTCGAGAACAACGCCCTTAGAGAAGCGACTCGCTTCTCGTCAATATCACTAAGCCACAACCGTACTTTTTGACCGGTAACTGAAAGCCTTTCAGCAAACTTCCCAATCACCTCATAAGCGACCATCGGGCTCCCTGGAACACCATCGCTATCCACACCAGGACCTGCAAAGAAGTCGTAAATGTCTATTTCTTTTGGCGCTCGCTCCCTTGCAGAGGACGCAATCCAAACACCCAAAAACTCTGATAGATAACTCTCATACAGGCCCAGCTTGATACTCGTCTTATCGTCGAATCCACGATCGAAAAAATTATTATTTGCCACAACTTACCTTCCCTGATGAATTTCTTGTTATATCTATAGCACACTAAGATTGTCTCAACGAGGACGCCAGGACCACCCTTCGTACTTGTCATGCGGCTCATGCTGGCTCAGATGCGTGTACCTCTGAAGGGATGACCAGGTGGTGTGCCCACTCACTCCAGCCACTCGCGGAATATCCCAGCCACGCTCGAACAACCAGCTGATGCACTCGTGACGAAGGTCATGGAAGTGCAGGTCAGGGATGCCGAGGAGCTTGCACCACTCGGTAAAACGGGCGCTGATGGATTTGGAGTTGAAGGGAAAGATCCGTTCATCGATTTCAGGCTGCTGATGAATGATCGACCAGGCTTCGTCGGTGAGATAGACACGTCGGTTGTTTCCACTCTTCTGGCTGGGGTGCTTCATATCAGGAACCATCACGCTCTGAGTCCGCTCATCCAAATCAGCCCATCGGATCCGCGTGATCTCCTCCTGGCGGCGAGCCGAAAACAGAGCGAATAGAATGACATCACCGGTGCGAACAGTGCGCCTTGACTCCGTACTCTTACCGTACTCGAGTATTTTTTCCAGCTCACCGAGCGTAGGCCTTCGATCCCGTTTGGCGGGCTTTGCCACAAGGCGCTCCCGCCGGCAGGTATCAGCTGCATCATTCAGAGCATCCAGCGCCACCGGTATTCCCCATGCACTCCGGGCAGTCTTGAACACTCCACGCAGCCAGATCAGATCATTCGCAGCCGTCTGCGGCTTCACTGTCTTCACCCGTTCGGCAACATGCGCGACAAAATCCTGACTGCGGATCTCCAGGGCATCCAGCTTTGCCAGGTCATAGGTCTGGAGCCGTTCCATATCCATGGCCTTGCTACGCCCAAAACCCGCGCCAAACTCTTTCTGGTACCGCACGATCAGATCGCCGACAGTGACGCCGCGATGACGAACCTTATCAATGGCGCCGGGCTCCTGGAGCTCCAACTCACGGCGGGTTGCCCAATCTTTCGCCAAAGCCTTACGGTCAAAGGTGCGACTTTCGCGATATACTACCTTTCCCTTACGCTTCAAGCGGATCGCCGCCCGGTATGATTTGGTACCATCGGCACGAGTTCTGACAGTAATGGTAGGCACGGTGCTCCACGCTCCTTGTTGCGGTGCTCCAAACAGATTTTTGGAGCACTTCTGGAGCACCGATACTACAAAAATGGTGAAAAACGGGCAATAAATGGTCTATATTAGTGACGCAGAAAAGGCAGGAAATTCAGCGGTAAGCAGTGCAAACACTGGCAGTGAGCCGTCTCGGAGGTTTTGCGTTGCACCAATGATGGATTGGACCACCAGCCACTACCGTTATCTGGCGCGCCAGCTCAGCCGGAACACCCTACTCTACACCGAGATGGTCACCACCGGGGCGTTGATCCACGGTGATACCGCACGTTTTCTGCGCCACGATGAGGCCGAATACCCATTGGCCCTTCAGCTTGGCGGCAGTGATGCCGGCGAACTGGCGCACTGCGCCAGGCTGGCCCAGCAATACGGGTTTGATGAGGTTAACCTGAACGTCGGTTGCCCCAGCGATCGGGTGCAGAACAACATGATTGGCGCCTGTCTGATGGGCCACCCCGACAAGGTGGCGGAGGGCGTTCGGGCCATGATTGAGGCAACCGACCTGCCGGTCACTGTGAAGCATCGGATCGGTATTGATGGCCGGGAGTCCTGGGACGATCTCTGCGAGTTCGTGGAAAAAGTGTCTGATGCGGGTTGCCGGACGTTTATCGTGCATGCCCGAATCGCGATCCTTGAAGGCCTGAGCCCCAAGGAAAACCGTGAAGTCCCACCGCTCAAATACGATTGGGTATATCGGCTGAAAGCGAAATACCCGCACCTGGAGATCATCATCAACGGCGGTATAAAGACCTTCGATGAATGCCACGAGCACCTGCGGCATACCGACGGCGTGATGCTGGGCCGGGAGGCCTACCACAACCCCTGGCTGCTGGCAGGTGTCGATCCGGAGTTTTTCGGGGAGGCAGCGCCGGTGGAAACCCGGCATCAGGCGCTTCGGGCCATGCTTCCGTTCATCCAGAGCGAACTCGAGCGGGGCGTATACCTCACCCACATGTCCCGACACCTGCTGGGCCTGTTCCACGGCCAGCCCGGTGGCCGGCAGTTCCGTCGCTACATCAGTGAGAACGCCCATAAAACCGGCGCAGGCCTGGAAGTTATCGAGACCGCGCTGGAAAAGGTGCGTGAACCGTCAATGCCGGAGATTGCCGAAGCTTAACCGCAGGCAATTGCCCACATACCTTTTGTTGTCTTGTTCCTGTCAGAGCAGCCCGTTATTGTAGGCGTATAGCCAGCGCCCGGGATTCGGGCGCACCAATAACAGATCAACCGGGACGACAGGACGAATGACCAGCAAGCTCGACCAACTGAAAACCATGACCACGGTAGTGGCGGATACCGGCGATATCGAAGCCATTGCAAAGTGGCGGCCGGAAGATGCCACCACCAACCCATCCCTGCTCCTCAAGGCGGCCGCTTCCGATGCTTATCGTCCCATGTTGGACAAGGCTGTGACGGAAGCCCGCCGGCATGGCGGCTCAGACGCCGAGCAGTTAACCATGGCCACCGATATGCTGGCCGTGCTCGCTGGCCGGGAAATCCTGAACCTGATTCCCGGTGTGGTATCCACCGAGGTCGACGCCCGGTTGTCCTTCGATACCGCCGGCACGCTGGAGCGAGCCCGCCGCCTGGTTGAGCTGTACGACAAACAGGGCGTCGATACCAGCCGCGTGCTGATCAAGATTGCTTCCACCTGGGAAGGTATCCGGGCTGCCGAGCAACTGGAGAAGGAAGGCATTCGCTGCAACCTGACACTCCTGTTTTCCTTCATCCAGGCGGCCGCCTGCGCCCAGGCCGGTGCCTTCCTGATCTCTCCGTTCGTTGGTCGTATTCTGGACTGGCA